ATGGCAATGGCCGCAGAACTCGAAGCGCTCAAGGCCCGCAATGCCGTGCTTGAGGATGACGCCAAGGCGAAAGCAGAAAAGAGTGCCGAGCCTTTCGATGACATGACGCTCGACATGCTGCGCGATTTTATTCAGACGAATACTGGGCACGCGCCGCATGGTTCGATCAACCGCAAGACACTCGTGCGGATGGCGACCGAGGCGCAACGAAAGGCTGGCTGATGACGATCCTGTCGGTGGTGAAGGATGTCTGTCTGAGTGTTGGTGTCACCGTGCCGACATCAGTCTTTTCCGGCATCACCGCAGATCGCACCATGCAGGAGATGGTATCTCTCGCCAATGAGATGGCGCAGCGCATTTGCTATGACACGCGCGAGTGGACGAAGCTGAAGGCGCAATGCGTGCTCGTTGGCGATGGCATCAAGACTGCCTTTGACCTACCGGCAAATTTCAAGCGTATGCTGCTCACGGCGCAGGTCTGGCGATCGCCGCAGACTATGGCGCCCATGCTTTTCATTCCAGATGCCGACGAATGGATGCAGCGTCGTATGCGGGGCTATTATGATAGCCGTGGCGAATGGACGATGATGGGCGGGCAGATGCTCATCGAGCCTGTGATGGGTGTGGGTACTACCTCGCGATTTGCCTATCTCACCAAGAACTGCATCGCATTAAGCGGCGGCGGTTTCGGCGAAACATTTCTTACGGATAACGACAGTTTTACGCTCGATGAGCGCCTGCTCAAGCTGGGGATGATCTGGCAGTGGAAGGCTTACAAGGGGTCACCTTACACCGAGGACATGGGCAGCTATGGCGATGCACTCGTGCTCGCCATGGGCAACGACAGCCCGTCGCCGATTATCGTGGGGCGAATGCCTCTGGGGGTTAGCGGCGTTGCCTATCCGTGGCAGGTGCCGACGCCATGAGTGTCCATCAAGCATTCAGACGAGTGCCGGTGCCAGCGCAGGTTCAGGCGAAGTCTACGCCCTACATCATTCCGGCTCCTACGCGCGGTATCGTGCAAAGCGAAAATTACACTTTCATGCAGCCGGGCGCCGCGATCATTCAGGATAACTGGGTGTCGACCATGCGCGGCGTAAAGCTGCGCGGTGGCTTTGTGCGCTGGTGTGATCTGCACGCAGGCGTTCCTGTTCCGGACCCTAGCCGCCTTCCGATTATTTCCGGCTTTGAGTACCTGAGCGCCAACGTCCAGAAAATGTATGCCGCCAACGCGACGACATTGTTTGATGTCTCAGCCGCCACACCGATTATCGTAAAGAGCGGGCAACATTCCGGCAATTATTCTGCCTCGCAATTATCGGATGGCGCTGGCGATTATCTGATGGTCGTCAACGACGCAGGCGATCCTCCGTTACGCTTCAATGGTACGGCGTGGACAACGCTGAACAGTGGCCAGATCACCGGGCCTCCCGGTTCTGCTGTCGTTGCCGGAGCCAATCTTTGTTATGTCTGGAAATATCGCAATCGCTATTTTTTCATCGAAGTCGGCTCGATGAATGCTTGGTATCTGGGGATCGACAGCATTCAAGGCGCGCTGTCTCTAATCCCGTTGTCAGGCGCCGCTACCAAAGGCGGCAAGCTGCTTTTCGGCGCCACATGGTCGATCGACGCTGGCGACGGCATTGACGACAAATGTTGTTTTTTCACTACCGAGGGTGAGGTGCTGGTCTTTACCGGCAGCAACCCAGCCGACGCCGCGAACTGGCGGCAGGAAGGCCGCTATCAACTCAGCAAGCCGATGGGCATGAACGCCCACATGCAGGTTGGCGGTGACCTGCTCATCGCCACGGTAGACGGCATTATTCCACTGTCGCAGGCCATCACCAAGACCGCCGAGCAACTCGAACTGGCGGCTATCACGCGCACCATCAAGCCGCTGTGGCGTACCGAGGTCGATGACAAGAGCGACTGGAATTGGACAATGAAGAAGTGGGACGAGTACGGCGGCATCTTTGTTACAACGCCGGGAGATCCGCCGGGCAAGCGCCATTGTCTGGTCGCCAATTCGCAGACCAATGCGTGGTGCAGGTTCTTGGGTTACGACGCTACCTGCTGGATGACCAATCGCGGCAGCCTGTTTTTCGGTACGCAGGATGGCATTGTCATGCAGGCCGATCGCACCGGTTACGATGACGGTATGCCGTATGTCGCAACGCTGGTGGGTGGCTGGGAGATGTTTCAGTCGCCGCCGGTGACAGTGGTGTGGAAGCAGGCGCGCGCCGTATTCACGTCAGGCACCCGCGACCCGTTTATTCCGCAGCTTGCCGCTTGCACCGACTACCAGATCCGTGTTCCGCATCCACCTCCGGCTGGTCCGGATCTTGGTGTTTCAGACGTTTGGGACCAAGGAGAATGGGACGTAGCGTTGTGGGATCAGCCAAGCCTGTCGCTGCCATCAATACGCAGCACCGGCTGGGTATCGATCGGCGAAACCGGGTTCTCGCACGCGCCGATCGTGCAGACGACGATTGCGCAGCAGGCTAGACCCAATGTCGAACTGATCTCGATTTCCGCGATGTACGAACGTGTCGGGGTCAATGTCTGAGGACAAAACATGCCAGCAGAACCTGTACCAGTCCCAGTACCCGATCCGGCATCGCCAATCCCGCCGGAAGCGGCAGCGCAGCCAATGGGCGATATTTTCCGATTGTATAATCCCGGCAATCCGGAGGACATGTTTGCCCCCGCTTATTTGAAGGGTTTTAAGCCGTCAGAGGATGCGCTGGCGGCGTGGACTGCCTATCACCGCAACGTAACGCCGGGGATGATCGATGAACTGCGCATGCCGAATGAATATCGCGGGCCACCGTCATACTCAGCAGGCAATGGCGTCTATGGCGGGCCGATCCCGCTACAACAAACCTACGGTGACGTGAAAGGCCAGATCGATCCAGAAGCACTACGGTCGATGTCGCAGGGCATTCACTACGACATAGGGGCGCGGCGTAATGCTATTGCAGCGCGGCTCGCTGCCAATGCCGCTGCGCAAAGCGCACAAGCACCGGCGCCAATCCCGCTTGATGATGGCAAACGGAAATTGGATCTGATGGGGGGCATGGCGCCAAGCGACATGAGCGGAAGGTACAACTACTGATGCTGCGCTATCTGTATGGCCATGACGACATAGTGGCGAAATTTGTCGCCACCCTGATCCCGCATGGCGGCAACGGATTTGGTGCAAACTACAAAACAATTGGCGTCTTGGATGAGGATGGCTACCTGATCGCCGGTCTCGTCTATCACAATTATGATCCGCACGCCGAGGTCATCGAACTTAGTGGTGCCGCCACTCACAAGCGGTGGCTCACTCGCGGCTCGATCGCGAGGATGTATCAGTATCCGTTCCACCAGTGCGGTTGCCAGATGCTCGTGCAGCGAACGCCTGCGGACAACGAGCATCTGCTTGGTCAACTTGCCGCTTACGATTTTCACTTCATCAAGGTGCCGAGAATGTTTGGGCGCGACAGGGATGGCGTTCTCTGTTGTCTCACCTATGAGGCTTGGGCTGGTAACAGGTTCAACAAGCGGCTCAAACATCATATTGATCAAACGATCGCCCTCAAACAGGAGGCCGCGTGATGCCGATAGACTATTCAAACCCTAATTTCGCTGGCTCTCAGCGTGATGCCATTACGCGGGCGCTGATGAATATTGCCATGCCCCCGCCGCCAACAGGAATGCCGGGGCAGTATGGTGCGACGCAGTCGCCGCAGGTGCCGGGGGTGCAGGGGCCGATCGTACCGCCAGCGGGCGGCGGGCTTCCGCAAGATCCGATGAGCGCTGGCATACCGCCGCAGGGTCAGATGGGCGGCATGGGCCAGACAGGTGTGCAAGGGCCACAGGCACCGGGGGCGCCGCCGCAGGTCATGCCGCAAATGCCGGGCATGGGCAGGGGCGGCTTGCCGCAAGGCCCGATGCCCAAGACGCCAAATCTCGTAGGCCAGCCGCTGCCAATCTCGCAGCCCGGCACGGTGATGCCGCCAGATACGGGAAGCCAGATAAGGGGTTACTGATATGGGTGGCAAAGGCTCCAGCCCTCCTCCGCCTCCGAACCCGGTTGATACCGCGCGGGCGTCGACGTCGACCAATGTCGGCACCTCGATCGCTAACGCATTCCTGAACAATACCAACCAGTACACGCCGGACGGCTCGCTACGCTACGACCAGACCGACAGCTACACTTGGAATGATCCTTATACCGGTCTAGCCGTCAACATCCCGAGGTTCACGGCAACGCAGACGCTGTCGCCGCAGGCGCAGGCGATCAAGGACCAAGGTGATGCCGCCAAGATGAACTTGGCGGGCATGGCGAACACGCAAAGCCAGCGCCTATCCAGTCTGCTCGCCAATGATATCAATCTGAGCAACGCACCTGATGCCGCCACCACTGCTGGCATCTCCGGCATACCGGCGGCGGCGACGACATTCGGCGATGCCGGGCAGCAGCAGACGCAACTGGGCGATGCTGGCGACATCACCAGAGATTACGGGCCAGCAGACAATTTCAGCGCCGATCGCGGACGGGTGGAGGAGGCGCTGTACGGTCGCCTTAACCCGCAACTTGAGCGCGAGCGCGGCAACATCGAGCAGCGGCTTGCAGATCAGGGTATTCGTTACGGCTCCGCTGCCTACACGGCGGCGATGGACGACTATAATCGTCAAGCCAATGATCTGCGTCTTGGCGTGACGCAGACCGCTGGTCAAGAACAGCAGCGCCTGAACGACATGGCGGCGCAGCGCGCTGGTTTCCAGAACTCAGCGCAGCAGCAGAAGTATCAGCAGCTTCTCTCGAGCGGGACGTTCGCTAACACAGCGCAGCGCGATACTTTCACGCAGCAGGCGGCTCGCGGCGAGTTCGCCAACGCCGGTCTGGCGCAGCAACTGGCGCAGCAGCAGACCGCATTCAACGCGCAAAACATGGCGCGCAATCAATACATGAACGAGCAGTACGCTCTGCGAAACCAGCCGATCAACGAGATCTCCTCATTGATCAGCGGTTCGCAGATCAACAATCCAAATTTCGTAAACACGCCAAACAATCAAATCCCTACCACCGATGTCGCTGGCCTCATCAACACGCGATTTAGTCAGGACATGGATATCTACAAGCAGGAGAGCGCCAACAATAACGCACTCATGGGCGGCATCTTCGGTTTGGCTGGCGGGCTGTTGCGCGGCGGCATGATGATGTCGGACGTGCGCGAGAAAGAGAACATCACGCCGATGGCGACGGTATTCGCGGAAGATCCGGAAGGCAGATCGAAAGAATTGCCGATTTACGAATACAGCTACAAGAATGACCCGGAGAGCACGCGCCATGTCGGCCCGATGGCGCAGGATGTCGAGAAGGTCGACAAGCGGGCGGTCAAGACCATTGCCGGTCGCAAGCATATCGACACCGGCAGGGTGATGGGCAGCATTTTAAGGGCGGCGTGACATGGCACAGGACAGCTACTTGATCTGGCCCGGCGGGGGCAATGATCCCGCTCTTGGCTATGGCTCACTTGAATTGCGTCGACGCATTGCCCAGCAGCTTGCGGCTGGCAAGAGGCCATTCCCCAAAACAAAGGGAGAGGGGTTGACCTATCTGGGCGAGAGCATTGGTGAGGGCATGCAGTATATCGGCCTCCAGCGGGCTGAAAAGGAACGGCAGGCAAAGCTGGAAAAGCAGGCCAAGGAACTGGTGCCTGACGCCAAGACCGACACGTCTACATCCACTACATCAGACAAGACCAGCTACAATCAACAAGACAGCAAGCCATTTCCTCCGGCGGCGAGCGACACGGCTTACAATATTGATCGTCCGACACAGGTCGTCGCGGCTCCGGCGGAAACGCCAGCAGTCTCTGGTTTGCCGCCGGATCTGTCTGGCGTGCCAGCGATGCAGACAACGGCTGAGTGGCCGACTGTTCCTTCGTTCAACGATCGTTTCGCAGCGGTTAGCACGCCTCCGCCGGATGCAACGCCGGGACAGGCAGCATCGATCTCGTCGCCTGAAGTGCAGAATATGTTTTTCAGCCCGCAGATGCAGGCGTCATTGAGCGGAGGCGGGGGCGCAACAGCAGCAGACGTGATGCCGGTAGCGCAGGCGGCAGCGCCAGCGCAAGTCACGTTACCAACTGAAACGCGCGACATCCCGTTGCCGATGGGCAACCCGCGCACCACTGGCGGCGTGCGGGCAACGATGGAAGCCGTGGCGTCACGCGGCGGCATGACACCGAATGCAGTCGCTGGGCTAGAGCGCAATGTCCGCGACGAGAGCAATTTCAATTACAATCTGCGCCATCCGGATCAGCCCGGTTTCAGCGGCGAGGCTCGCTTCGCGCACGGTCTCTATCAGGAGGGCGGCGACGAGTGGAATAATTTCGTCAAGTGGATCGACCAGAACCATCCCGGCAGTGATTGGCGCGACCCGAAGTTGCAAACGCAGTACACGGTCGAGCGGCTGCAAGACCCGAGCCGACCGGACTACAACCGAACCTTCGCCGGAATGAACGCGGCGCCGAACTCCGGCGTTGCCGCCGATCAATTTCTGCGCGGCTACCTCAAGCCAGCGGAGCAGTATCGGGAGGCCCGCAGCGCCAGCTATCTGCGCGACGGGGGTGATCCGGCCTATGCTTCGCGTGACGTCCAGCCCGGTGGGGGAGGCGGCACTCAGGTGGCGGGAACCAGAATTGCGCCCGGCGATGAGCGCATGGGAGGCGCACCAGTCGATCAGCGTGACGCCATCGCGGCGGCTCTGATGCAGCAGCCGCAGGTTCAGCAGCAACCAACGCAGGAAGAAGCCGCAGCCGAAGGCCGACTGGCTGACGTTGCTGGCGCCCGCAGGCCCGGCTCTCCGATATTTCCGCCGACAGCAGCCCTTGGCCGCGCTGGCGTTGCTACCGACGCCCCGGCAGCCGGTCTCAGCCCTATGGGTTCTCTGGGAAGCACTGGCATTGACCAGAGTATTGAGGCGCGACGCAACGCCATCACGGACGCACTCCAGAACCAGCAGCCCACGGCTCCGGCGGTGCCGCAGCCGGACCCTACCCAATCGGGGACTACGTCCCCGACGACCGCTTCTCCTTGGACTTCGGCGGCGACTTCGGCTTTGCCTAGCCCGACAGTTGTCAGCGATATCAGACCGGCGCCGGTTACTGCCGGGCAGGTGGTGGCGCAGGCACGGCCAACGCAGCCTTCTGTGGCGGAAGAACCCGGCATCTCGCCGCGTCCGGAACCGGTCAGGCCGAGACCTCCAGAACGATTGCCAAGGGATGATCAGGAGCGGGCGGCTATCAGGATGAAGCTGTCTAATCCCGGCGATCCTGACGCAGCAATGATTGCCGATACCATCCTCAAGGACAAGGAGCAGAAGCGTAACGACATCTTTGCCCGCGATGTCGAGCAATACAAATCAGATATGGCTCGTTACAACACGGAATACTCGAAGTGGTTGGACGACAAGACTGGGGGCTTTGCCAAACGACGACAGGATTATACCAAGTCTGGGCAAGATATAATCGCTGGTCAGCCGGGTGGAGGCCAAGTGACGCCGACCGGTGCGGCGCCGCAAATTGATCCTCGCCTTGGCACTACGCAAAGCCCGCAGCGCACCAGTATTCCATCCATTCCGCCAGTGCCTGCTGGCGTGACGCCGAGTAAGTGGGCCGAGTTGCATGCGCCTATAGCGACTAAGGCGATCGAGGCCGTGCAAACAGCCGAGCCTGCATTCAACGACGCTATCAAGATGATCCAATTGGCTCGAAATCATCCCGGCAGAGAATTTGGCGTTGGTTTTACCGCCAATCTTGCGAAACAAATACCGGGAACGGATGCCTATGGGTTTAACACGATCATGGAGCAGATTGGCGGCAAAAACTTCCTTCAGGCTTATCAGCAACTCAAGGGCGGCGGCTCGATCACCGAGATTGAAGGCACCAAGGCTGAAGCCGCTCAGGCTCGCCTGAAAACTGCGCAGAGCAAGGAAGATTGGGACAAGGCGATGAATGATTTTGAAATCGCCTTACGCCGAGATCTTGAGTTAGCCCAGCGCAAAGTTAACGCGCCTGTTACGGCATGGAGGGCGGCTGGCGACAATGCATCGTATGCGCCAGACATTGGCGAGCGGCGTGGTGATAAAGAATACATTGGCGGCAATCCACGCGATCCCATGAGTTGGAGGAAGGTCCAACAATGAGCGAAGAGCGCCCTTGGGAAGATTATCCAGACCCTCTGGCACCTCCCAAGAAACAGGGAAATCTGTCTGCACTGGTTACCGGCGGGCCGTTACCTGACCCTGAGCCGGTTGGCTATGGCGAGGATGTCGTCAAAGGACTTGGTGGCGGGCTGGGACGTGGCGTTGCCGGTCTCGTCGGAGCGCCCGGCGATCTTGCCGAATACGGCGCACGCGGCATTGATTGGGCTACTCGCAAGATGGGTGGCATCCTTGGCGTGGACGTTAAGCCGCGAGAGGCACAGGCGCCAACTTATGGATCAGCCGCCGCTAAGGAAAACATAGAGAGCGTTACCGGAAAATTCTACGAACCTAAAACCATACCGGGACAATTCGCGTCGACCATTGCCGAGTTCGCACCGGCAGCAGCCATACCGGGCGGTGGCGGAGTTGCTGCCAGAGTTTTCAACACGGTTGTCCCGGCAGTCGCCTCCGAGACCGCTGGCCAGTTGACCAAAGGAACGGCGGCTGAACCATATGTTAGAGCCATCGCGGGTATCACCTCTGGACCAGCAGCAGCCAAGCTAGTCACGCCAGCGGCACCGGCTTCTGCTGCCCGACAGGCGGCTGTCGCCACGCTTGAGCGCGAAGGCGTGCCGTTGACAGCAGGACAGCGCACTGGATCGAAGCCTATCCAGTGGATGGAAGCTACCGCTGCTGATATGCCATTCTCTAGCGGTCGTGCCGCAGCCATGAACGCCGAGCAGGCCGCTGCATTTGATCGAGCCGTCACCCGCCGCGTCTTTGACCCTGCGCAACTTGAGGCCCGTGGCGTACCGCCAGGCACTAGCCTCCCTGATCCTCGCGTAGTTCAAGCAGGAAGGCAGTCGCTGAGTGATGAGTACACGCGGCTTTCTCGCAATAATCAGCTTCGTTCTGACCCTCAATTACATAGTGATCTGATCGCGGCGGAAACAAGCTATGCGAGAAATACTCTGCCGTCACAGCGCAGTGGCGACGTCGAGCGCATCAGGAATGACATCGTAGACCAGCTTGTCGCTAATCAAGGACGCATGCCCGGTGATGTCTATCAGGCAAATAGGTCGCGCCTTGGAACGCTGGCGCAATCACAGGGTAACGATCCGTATTTAGCAAATGCGTTACGCGATATGAGAGGTGCGCTTGATCGCGCCATGCAGCGCGGTTTGTCGCCAGCGGAAGCAGAGGCGTGGGTGAGAAACAATCAACGCTGGGCCAATATGCGGCAGACTGAGGGCGCTGTTGCAAAGGCTGGTGAAAATATCTCGCCCCTTGCGTTGGCACAGGGCGCTAGATCTGGCCGCGTCGGTCAGTATGCAGCGCGCAGCGGCGATCTCGATGAATTATCGCATGCTGGCTCGTTGGTGCTGAAACCTGTACCGCAGTCAGGTACGGCGCCGCGTCTTGGATGGCAGCAGATGTTCAACATTCCGTCACTGATTGCTGGCGGTGTTGGTGGAGGTATTGGCACGGCCATTGGCGGTCCTCTTCTTGGCGGAGCGGCGGCAGCAGCTACTCCATTCGTTGCGTCACGGTTAGCGTTATCACGTCCCGGTCAAGCCTACCTTGGCAATCAACTGCTGCCACAGAATATGAGAGACATCGTCACACAGGCACTCACGCAACAAGCGATCACGCAACCGAGTATAGTCAGGCGCAATCAAGCCGAGCGGGACTACTACGAGAAACATCGCCCCAATCCGTTAGAGCCTCAGTGATCCGGAGATCTCCATGCCGCGCGACGGTTCAAGCAACTATACTATTCCTGCTGGCTCCGAAGGCATTCCCGACACAACGATCGAGAGCAGCAGGTATAATTCTCTCATTCATGACGTGGAGCAGGATCTAAACCTGCCACGCCCTATTATCGCTGGCGGCACAGGCGCCACAAGCGCGGAAGAGGCGCTGACGACATTAAAGGGCGAAAGGTCGTCGCAGGTCGTCACCAACTATGACAGCCATCTGTATTATCCCGGTTCATTCTACTCCGCTTCCACCGCTACCAACCCGCCGGTCGCCGGTCATGCATTCGCCGGTTACATCTATTCGTCAGATGCGCCAGCCTATCCGCCAGCGAACCTGAACCTCACGGTCGAGGCCCGTGACCTAAACGATACGATCGTGCCGGGACGCATCTATGTTCGTGAAAAGAAGGCAGGCACATGGGGGCCGTGGAAGATCGATGGACGTACGATCGTTGGTCTGGCCGAAGGCATCAGCAGTGCTACTGCTGATATGTTTTTTGGCCTCGCTGGTACGCCGCCAGACAGCGCCTTCATTGTCAATTCAAAGGCCGATGTCACTGGCGTTCATCTGTTTGTGGTCGAGAAGGACGGGACCGTCAGGGTGACGCAGGCGCCCGTCAACGATTTTGATGCCGCTACCAAGAAATATGTCGATGACATCGCAGCGCCGCTAGCCAGCGACAAAGCACCTATCGCCTCGCCTACCTTTACTGGAGACCCAAAGGCGCCGACGCCATCCGCTGGCGACAGCGACACCAGCATTGCGACGACGCAATTTGTCACTAACGCTATCGCGGCTGGCCAGCCGGTGCATGCTAGCGTCGCCGAGTATAGGTCCAACTCCGCGCCAACCAAGATAATTGATACCGGCACCATGTGGGGCGCCGCAGCGTCAGTGGCGATCACAAGCGGAGTGGCACCAGACTTCAATGCCGGTATTGACTTTCATCTCAATGGCGTCAGCGGCGCGACAATTTCAAATCCTACCAATGCGAAGCAAGGACAAAAAGGCGTGCTCTGGCTTATCGGCACTACAGTCACGACATGGGGCAGTGCCTATAAGTTTCCGAATGGGACCGACCCAACTTCAACCGGCGGCTGGGATTTAGTTTCCTATGTCGTGTGGGACGCCAACAATATTTTGTGCTCCTTCACGGGGAACCACTCCTGATGATGCCGGGGCTGATACAGGGGCTGCGCGGCGTCAAACCGCGACCGGCAACGCAGCAGGTAGTTTTTCTCACTGCCGCAACCGGCACATGGGTGGTGCCAAATGATTGGACCGACGACAAAAACGCTATCGAGTGTATAGGCGGCGGATCTGGCGGATATCCCGGCGCAGGCGGCCTCAATCAACAGGGTTATGGTGGTGGCGGTGGCGGATATG